TGCATACCCGGTGGCGTGAACGCTCAAGCCTGCGTTGTTGCGCATTGGGCGGTTGGCGTATGTGCCTAGTGACGTCATGCCCCAGCGCGCTTTGCATAGTTCAACAAGTTTTGCGGTGACGGGTTGTGTGGCTTTGCCATCCCATGATGGGTAGTACGGGTATGGCCTAACGGTCATTCTTTGTCCTTATCGTTCTGGTGGTTTTTAAGCCCGTTTGAAGCGAGGAGACCCGCCAACACGCCACTCATGGTCAACGTCAGCGGAGACAGAATCTTCCACGCTTCAGCATCGTTGGGTGCTTGCTCCAACGGTTGCGTAACAAACAAAAGGCCGTAGAGAAGTACAAATACTGTGCCAACAAATGCTACGGAAATTGCCAATCCGACAATGAGGATTAGTCGCCCTTTGATTTCTTCGTTGGAGAGTCTTGCGCGTAGTTTCATTAGCAACGTCCGTCTGGTGCAATTGTGGTGGTTGGGGTGGTGATTTCGGTTGTTCGGGTCATGACTTGGTTTTTGGTGTGTGGGCAGTTAATGCGTTCACGGTCTGCGCAGCCAGTGAGGGCTATGAGGGTGGCGCTAATCAGCAGTAGGCGTTTCATCTGGTTCTCCCCATGTCCAACCTGTTGCTAGTAGCGCTTCGTATTCTTCTTCGGTCATTTCACGGACTTCATCGTCCATTTGTATGTTTGGTCGTGTCATGGCTTATGCCTTTCGGTATCCGTAAACAATTATTGTGCCACCAGTAAGAGTTCCTGAACCAGTAGTCAAAGTAAAGCCAGTAGCAGAAGTTGTGCTGTTGATATAAAACGGCATTGAATACTGGTTGTTAGTGCTTTGACTCATAGTATTACCAAACTTACGCAATGAAGCAAAAGGGTTTTTTAGTTCAACATCAGCAATGTAAGCAGTTGCAGAACAATCGCAAGCAATTACATTGGTTGATGTGCCTGCATAGTCAAAGCGAGTAGACGAACCCCACAACTGGTAGTAGCCAAGTTGATTATATACAGAACCAGTTATGCCTGATAATTGTAAACCAAGGTTATTTTGTGTTGAAGCGACACCACCACTAATAATAATTCTGTAATGATCATAGGTTGCGCTGAAACAGTTGCTAACCGTCACACTAGAAACGGCTGTGCCAATAGTTGCGCTAGTGACATAGACCAGCCCTGAGTTCGCCAGATACGTATTCGTATCGGCAGCCGTCAGCACCTCACCCGTAGTAAAAGTCTTAATAGCCATAATTAGAATCCTAATCTGTTGTTGTCAAGTCTGCCATAAACAGAATCATCGAGAATGAGATAGTCATTAGTCTCGTTAGACGAAACTGAAAACAAAATACGCGTATCGTCAGGCGTGGCGCTGATATTGACACCCTCAACCACGCAGTAATACCGGACACCGCGCAACACAATCTGAATCTTCAAGCCCAAGAAATTACTGATCAAGTTGAGGAATAACACAGCGTCAGCTGCTGATTGTTGGCTAATGGTGAAACCCAGTTCCCGTGGGGTCCCTGTAGTGGTGTCGTACTTAAACCGTAAATACTGGGCAAGCGATAAAGCCTGTGACGTGCTGACATCATAAGAATCAGGCACATAGGAATAAATGGGTGTGGTGCCACTAGTGCTGGTCTGTGACGCCAGACCTAAAGGCTGGACAGTGACTGAGTTGTAGTAGTCCTCTGACGCGCTCTTAAATTTGACATTCTGATACTTGTAGTTTGTGGTGCTTAAAAGGGTGCCGTCAGACCATTCGGGTGTTGGCGTAGGGCCATAAAACAATGAGCCACGACCAACAAAGTCAAGCGTGCCCATATCGAGCGCTGTTGGGGCGGTAGGTGTAGAACGAAGCCTGCCCTGCTCAGTGCGCACCTCAGTATCAACAAAGGCTTTAAGGTTGCCGGTGTATGTCTGTGCAGACCCGGTAGATGAACCAGTGCCAGCGCCAACATACACACCAACCGAGTTAGCGGTGTTGTAAACTTGCAAACCTGTGTTGTCACTAGCCACTGCGTAACCGTTGATCTGTGTGCGGCCAAGGTCGGCTTGTAAACCCTCAGCTGTGATAGTGACCACGTCTTGGTTAGTGACCATGCCGTATTTGACTTCGACGTTAGTGATACGGCCTTGAAACATCTTCCAATAGTTGTAAGACGGATAGGCAGGGTATGCGGTGGTGTAAACCCACGCAATGATGTTGTCACCCAGTTTTGGTGTCACAGTCCATGACGACGGGAAGATACTTTCAACTGTTAACTGGTCAACGCCGTAGTCGTCAATTTGTCTGCGCCTGCCGTTTGAGATGCTGATTTGCTCAACGCTAGGAAGGGTCGTGAAACTGGTGCTAGTTGCAAAAGATACGCGCCAATCCCATGTAGGCATTACACACCAACCGTGATAGGCACAAAGCCGTTCATGCGCTGATAACGACGCAGGGCGTCAACTACGGCTTGTGGGTCTGCCCCGTTGACGTTGATATTAATCGTGTTACCACCCATGCCACCGCCAGCGTTTGCCCCACTAAGAGGAATTACAGCCTCCGGGCCTCGCTCACCAATCATGGCAAGCGTTGGACTTGTCACGATGCCACCTGCAGCAAGCATTGGGATTTCGGGAACGCTGAAACCTTTGCCACCAAGACCCGGTACCCATGATGGAATGCTAAAAGACAACTTGCCAAACGTGTTGTTCCACAGGCTTGCAATGCCGTTAAAGATGGTTTTAGCAACCGACAGAAGCAGTTTGAACTCGGGGACTATGACTTCGCTAATCCAGTATTTGATTGCACCAAAAACATCATCGACGATTTTGCGGAACGGCTCAAAGTTCTTGTAGAGAAGCACTAGCCCAACAATTAAGGCAGCAATGGCAACACCGATAAGCACTACCGGGTTGGCAGCCATGATTGCATTAAAAGCCGTTTGCACAACCGCAAATGCTTTTGTTGTTGCAGTCCAGATCGTCATTGCAGCGTTGACAGCAACAATGGCTAAAGCAAGACCTCCAACGACGCCAGCAATAACCAAGAAAACTGTGCTGTGTTCTTGTGCCCATGTTCCCAATGTTTGTAGGAATGGCAACACGGCTTCGATGGCTGGTAAAAGTGCAGCGCCTATTGACTCTTTGGTTTCTGACAAGGCAACCGTTAAACGTTGGAATTGTCCTTGCGCGGTGCCTGCAGCATTGCTGGCCTGATCAGCAAAAGTGCCTGACAAGGCAGCAAAAATCTCATCAGCAGATGCACCGTCTTTAGCCATTTGTTTAAGTTCAGGGGACAATTTGCTTAACGCTACAAAGTTGCCAGTGCTGGCTTTTGCTAAGGCTTCTGTAACTGTTCCTAGGTCTTTGCCGGTACCTGCAGCAACGTCCATAGCAAGTGAGGCAAGTTCTTGAGCCTTAGTTATGTCATGCGTTTGGCTGACAAGACGCGCTAACGCTGGGCGCAGTTTGTCGTCAGAGACGCCTAGCAACTTGCCTTGGGCGCTGATGTAATTCTCAACAGACGCAACTTGCTTATCAGTAGCGCCAGTGGTGTTGCGCAAAGTTAGGGCAAGTACTTGTTGAGCAGCGTCATCCTCGATGGCACCTTTAGCCGCATCACCCAACGCAACGGCTAAACCTGCTATGGCAATCCCTGCTGGTACGGCTGCCTTCTTGATAGCAAAAGATGCTTTCTGTCCGTTTGTTTCGAGCTGCTTAAATTGAGTAATTGCTTTGTTAATACCAGTGCCGTCAAACTCACTGATGATGGGAATATTTACAGCCATTACTTCAGCTCCTGATTTACTTGGGCAACTACGCGCAATACTAATGCACGTATCTCAGCCTGTATGACTGGCAAGACTTGTTCTGCTGCAGGCCACAAAACACGATTCTGTTTGGCTCGTAGGTTTTCAGACAGCATTGAAGATGAACCACGGCCAGCAGTTTCAAGCACCACAGCGCCCGGGTCAGACTGGGTCACATAGATCACATTGGCATCGTTGCGTCGAGTAGAGAACTTGACCTTCAAGCCTTTAATTGCTTTTGCCTTGGTGTAGGGAAAAAGTTGTTTGCCGTTCTGCGTCCATTTGCGGCTCATACCTGACAGTGGTGTTTCGGGGTATCTAGAACCAGCCAATGCAATCAATGGTTGCGCTATTTGTTTAGCGTCAGCATTGAATTGTTTGCGTAGGTCTTTATCAATTTTGCCTAAAGCCTTTATTGCTTCTTTGGCACCAACAATTTCAACACGGGCAGTAGCCGTCATTTGCGTCTCGATTTGTTTATGACGTCTATGACTGTGTTCATGTCTTGCATTTCAAAAGGTATTTGTGGAGGCCACCACCCAGTTTCAACTAGCAATTCTGCTAGTGATCTGGAGTAGGTGCCTCGTTGGTGGGGTTTGTTGGTTCATCCGAAACAACGTCTATCGAGTCAATCAAC